CAACAATCGCTTTATCAGAATAAGCTAGCCCAAGACTTTGAGAGAAGTAAAACTGCAACGGGAGAACTAACAGACCAGTCCTACAGATTGGCTAAAAGCTACCAAGAAGGTCAAGCGAAGTTAGTCGCTTACCGTGGAGAGCTTGCTAACGCTATTAAGGAGCAGTATTCACAGCATAGTGTTATTGCACGAGCAGGGCAAGGGTTAACTAATATTAGCCAAGGCCTCGGAAGGATTAGTTCTGCTACAAGAGGTATGTCTGCTGCTTTAACAATTGGCTTTGGTGCAGCAGTCAAGAGTGCAGCAGAGTTTGAAAACGGCATGATGACTATTCAAGCCTTGATTGCAGACGATGTTCCAGCCACTAAGTTAACTGGTGTCATGACGCAGTTAAGTGATTCTGTTAAGAAGTACGCAACTGATTACGGTTTGTCTACCGACGTAGTTATTGAAGGTATGACTGAAATGATTCGTAGGGGTTACGACGCTAACCAAACGATGGCGGCAATGCCTCACGTATTGGAAGCAAGTAAAGCTTCTGGTGAACACTTCGGAACAGTAATGCACGCAACTACCGCAATTCTTGAACAGTTCAATCTGAAGGCAGAAGATACTCAACGAGTGACTGATAGCTTAACATTCGTAGCTAACAAGACTGCAGCGGACTTTTCTAGTATCGGTGTGGCAATGGAATATGTCGGCCCGATGGCGGCAACAGCAGGTATTTCTTTAGAAGAAACTGCAGCAGCAGTCGGGTTGCTTTCTCAACGTGGTATCGAAGGTGAAAAAGCAGGTACGAACTTACGTAACGTACTGACAGCTTTAGTTAAGCCTACCAAATCACAGAAAGCTGCATTTGATGAACTAGGTATCTCTGTTGAAGAATTTAGGGCAGGAAACCTCACTCTTGCAGATGTCTTAGACTTAGCACGCAAGAACACCGAAGGTCTAACTGGTGCGCAAAAAGCAGCGCTTTTTTCTCAAGCGGTAGGTAAAACAGGGCAAGCAGGTTTCAACGCTTTGATCGCACAAGGTGGAGATGCCTTGCGTAATCTGACTAAAGAAACTGAAAACGCTCACGGTGCAACCAAGCGTATGGCTGAGACGATGATGCAGTCGTCACAAAATCAATTAGCAAAAGCTAAAGCGGAGTTTGAAGTGTTAGGTATTGAAATTGGTTCTAAGTTATTGCCAATCATTAATGACTTTCTAAAAGAAGGAATCAAGGTGATCGATTGGTTTAAAGAACTATCACCAGAAACACAAACGATGATTGTTAAGTTCGGTCTTGCAGCAGCAGCAGTCAGTCCGTTTACAGGCGCTCTTAGTTTGCTAACTGGCGCACTCGGAAAAACACTAAGCGGAGTAGCAAAGTTTGTAGGTAGTATCAAATCTGCTATAGGAGTTTTCAAATCTACAGAAGGTATAACTTCAATAGCTTCTTCCTTCACAGGAATTGGAACTTCTGCTTCAACTGCTGCAGAAAGTGTGGGAGGTTTAACAAGCAAAGGCTCACTATTAACAGCTCTGTTTAATCCAACAAGCGCTGTTATAGCTGGTGTAGCTCTCTTGGCTGGTGGATTAGCTTATTTAAGTTATCAACAGGATAAGGCAAGAGAAGCTACAGAGGAGTTTGGTGTTGCGGTTAGCGATACTGAGAGGAGAGAACTTAGACAATTCAAGAATACAGTTGATGAATCCAAGAACGCCATCAATGATTTTGTAAATCAAGCAGACGGTGTTGAAAAGGTAAGTAAAGCCTTTAAGGATATGTACGACAGTATTGTTAAGTCTGCAGCAGAAGCTGATGCCAAGGTTTCAAAATTGGCCAAGAAGTGGGGACTAAGCGAAGAGCAAGTAGAGAACGCCAGAAAACACAACCAAGCAGTTGTGGATAACACATCAGCCATGATGAATCAGGTAAATGAGATTTACCAACGGCACAACGGTGATGTGAGCAAGTTCTCAGCAGAAGAAAAAGAAATTGTTTTGAATGCTCAGAACGAAATGATCAAGGCTAAGTTAGATGTTATGCATCTTTCAAAGAAGAAGCAAGCAGCAATCCTAACAGCTTTGAACGGAGAAATCTACCAACTGAACGAGACGCAACTTAAACAAAGTAAAGCTTCGCTTGAAGAAGCTATGAAAGCTGAGAATAAGTATTATCAGAAATCTAAGGAAGAGCTTAAATTCCTATTGGAAGAAAAAGCTCTTACGCAGAAAGAATATAATACAAAGCTAGCAACTTTGGAAAGCGAACACTCTTCCACTATGGAGCGTATCGGTAAGAAGTATTACGAAGTCATGCAGGCTTTAGATGGAAAGCTAAAAGCTAGAACAGGCCAAAGCTGGAACTATTGGGAAGAAGCCAAGAAGACGTTGGAAGAATACGGCCTTTCTTATGAAGAAATTGGTAAGAAAGCATCCGAGGCATCTTCTAAGGTTGGTAATTCCCATAGCATGTTAGCGAAGTATACGAAAGATATGTCTCAAAGTACAAGAGAAGCAAACGACGCTTGGTCTCTCTTGGTTGGTAACATTGATAAAAACGGTACATTTACTGTTAAATCAAATGTAAAAGAAGTGATTGGAGAAGCTACTAAATCTGCTGAGGGTTGGGAGAAATTCAAATTCATTGCAAAAAACGCAAACATTACCACAAATGCTAGAGCAACAATAGCGGAAGCGTTAGTCGAATCTGGCAAGTGGAATGAAATGACTCCCGAAGAGAAGAAACTGATAGTAGATGGCAAATCTGGACTGCAAGCTATCTTCGATAGCGAAAGTCATTTGAAGACTTGGAACAGTATGCCTGCTGAAGTTAAGCAATTATTGATGGATAACAAGGAAGTTATGAGTAAAGCTTCTCTTGCCAAGGCCGCATTGGATAATTGGAACTTATTGACTCCGCAACAAAAAGAACTTGTTGCAAAAGATACTGAAGTTCGCAACGCTGTTAATCGATCTACACAAACGCTTACTGAATGGGATGCAACAAATCCGTTCCCTAAAGATTTAAAAGTGAATCCAGAGAATGGGATATTAAATACACAACTAACTATTGACAAACTCGCACAGTGGAATGGAACGCCAGCGGATGTAAAACAAATTAAAGTTGATCCAAACTCCGCTGTTGAAGGTTCTGCAATAGGTGTAGGCGCTCTTGGCGCATACAATTCCTTTGGCGTACCTACTAAGCCAATTACAGCAGACGCTTCAAACGCAACTTCTCAAGGCCAATTAGCCATCAACAAACAGAGTGAGTGGAACGCTCTAGGTAGTCCGACCAAACCTATTACTGCTGATTCATCTAATGCACTTAATGCTGGACAGTCAGCCATTAATAAGCAAAGTGAATGGAATGCCTTGGGTAGTCCTACCAAACCAATCACAGCAGACGCTTCAAGTGCTGTTGGTGCAGCACTATCTGCAGGTAATAGTATCCGTTCTATCCCAACCTTCTGGCATACAACCATCACAGCTACAGAAGTAGTGAATAGAGTTGTAAATAGTGTCGGTCGTCTGTTTGGTTATGAACGAGGTACAAACTACCACAAGGGCGGTATGGCTGTAGTCAATGACGAAAGCGGGCCTTTGTATCGTGAGTTAGTAACACTACCGAGCGGTGAAGCGTTTATCCCTGAAGGGCGTAACGTCATGTTATCACTACCACGAGGATCTAAAGTCTTGCGGGCTAGTATGACGAAGAAGTTATTCCCTCACTACAAGGACGGTATTGGTTATGAGAAATTCTCTGAGAACTCTCCGTTCTTCCAGAAGATAAACTCTGTTAGAACAACAACTGTTACAACAAACAACAATCAGTCTTCTGACTCCGAAAGCTTTGAAAAGATTATGGCTAAGTTTTCCGATATGCAGGCTCAGATGTTGGGCAAGGTAATTGAATTACTAGAGCGTAAAGGAAATCAGAAAGTCATTATCAATCAAAGAGAGTTCGGACAGTTAGTAGAAGACATCACGCACACGCAAAAAAGCCAAGCAAGGCTTAACTACTATTATTGATAGGAGGTTTTAATGGTAGCAGTATACAGTAGTAAGGCTAAAATTAAGCCTTCTGACAATATTACACTAAATGGCGTTGATCTGACGGATGCAATTCCACAGTATCGCCAAGTTAAAGTATCAGGCAGAGGATTGGTTGGTCGTGAAGTTAATACAACAACCATTCCTGCACGGTCTGGTGTTAGGGTTAATTCTTTACAAGAAAAACCGATTGAGCTTGAAGTGGAATATATCCTAGATTGCAATAGTAATGAAGAGCTAAGAGGAGCATTTGAGAAGCTGAACAAGATTCTTAAAAAAGATGATGTTCTCACAATTCGTTTTGCGGATACTCAAGGCTATAGCTACCAAGGACATTTCACAAATGCGGGTAGTATCTCTCAAACAAATTACTTAGCACAAGGTAGTTTCACTCTGTTTGTTCCGTATCCATACATGCAGTCAGACAAACAATCTTCAACTACAGGTCTTGTCCAACTGACAAACGCTTCAATGGTTCTACCTACCAAGATAGAAGCAACGGTATCTGCTAATGCAAATGAAATCACAATTCAAACTGGATACAACGTCATTAGGTTTAAAGGGAATTACTTAGCAGGTAACAGATTAAAAATAGAGTGGTTAGAAAATGAAATCTCTATCATGTATGACGGTAGGTCAATCTTAACTGAGCTGGTTAGATTGTCTGATCCTGAGAGTTTTTTCCTACGAGACGGAACGAGAGTAACTGGTAAAAACATGGTAGTTACATTGGTTGAATGGAGGGATGAGAAACAGTGATTTATTTATTTAACCATAAAGAAGAACTGATACGCATCGTCCCAAAGTCAGCTCTTATCTCTGTTAAACATTCTGAGACGTTAACAGATACGCATTATGTTTCTGACCGTCTTGAAGTTGAAATGGAAGATATTCCAGATGACGTCCTTTCTGAGTCTGCATATGTAGCCATTCAAAAGGAAGACGCATATTACAAATACCATCTGTTCTTTATTGCCAATGTTCAAACATACGACCATATAATTCATTTAGATTGTGTTCAGTCTGGTATAGAAGAACTCCGAAAAAGCTATGTAGAAGATAGTAGAATCACTCAAGTTACGGCCGTACAAGCTACTGAGTATCTACTACAAAACACCAACTGGCAGTTACGCTACAAGCCCGATACAGAGCAGAAGAACTTGACCTTTTATTTCCTATCTGTTTTTGATGGTCTGCTCCGTGTGTGTGACAAGTTTAATCTTGAAATGCAATTCTTCGTTGAAATCAGTTTGAACAGAATTGGTGCACGGTACATTGATTTAAAGAAACGCATAGGAGACAGAACAGGTCAACGTGTAACCTATGGACATAATGCCTTAAAGATTATTAAGGAAGAAGAACGAGCAGAGTTTTACACTGCCGTTATCGGTCTTGGTAACTCTGAGATTGTTTCTGTTCCAGAAGCGAATGACGACAGACGGAACGGTTACAGCCGTAAGAAGAACTTCAAGGATTTAGTGTGGACAAAACCACAGAACCCTTTGAATAAGCCTAAAGGTATCCCTTACTTAGAGCTTGCAGAACTTACTGAGAAGTACGGTATTAAATCCGATACAGGTATGAGGCCAAGAATTGGTAAGGTTGATTTTGATACAGACGACCCTAACGAACTAATTCAAATGACCTACGATTACCTTATAGCGAACGCTCACCCTAAAGTGACTTTCTCTACAACCACAGCATACTTGAAAGGTGAAATCGGAGATACTGTCCGTGTTGTTCGTCCAGATATGAACATAGATTATGAAACACGTATTTTTGAAATCAAACGAGAAAAGCTTTCAAATGAAGTTATTGAGATTAAGCTAGGTGATCAGATAAGCCAATCGGACAGCTTGAAAGAATTGCAACAGAGCCAATCAGAGTCTGACTTACAAAACTCCACAGTTGAACTTTCTAAGAAGAGAGCGCTAGACTTCCTAGATGGTGCAGGAGGGTTTAACCGCAACTGGTACAGGAGCGAAGACCCCCCTACTGATAAAGTGAAAGTCGGTGATTTGTGGTATAAACCAGATCCTGACCATGAAGGCTACCATATCATGTATACATGGGATGGCGAGCATTGGATTGAATTGGTACGAACATTTGGCAACAAATGGGCTGACCAGATTAAAGACGACTTTAAAAAAGAAGTTGATAAAATCAACCAAGCAATAGCCACGCAAGAACAAAAAGCACAAGAGGCTTTAACTTCTTCTGGTACTACAGCATCAGCCGTAGAAGCTATGCAGAAGTCACTAGAGTCTTTAAAGTCTTTACCTGATGCTGTAGAGAAGAAGATTGCAGATTACAAACAATCCACAGATGGACGCTTTGCTAATCTTGCTCAACAGTTTGCAGATAAGATAGAGTTTCAACGGGTACAAGAAACATCTAAACTCTATGAGAGAGTTTTAGGTTCTAGTGAAAACTCAGTAAGCGATAAAATAGCTAGACTTGTAATGAGCAACGAGATATTCCAAACCGAGGTGAGGTCTATCAGTAGCTCAGGTGGGCCGAATATGCTCAGAAACTCTCGCGCAGACGATGGCTTGCAGTATTGGACAGAAGCTAATAATAGATTAGGCTTCACAGCTCACTCATTCTACCTGAACGGCCAAAAACGAATGTTTGAGTTGAGGCCGGGCGCCGTCGTTAAAAGTCCACGTTTTATCGTCAAGAGAAACACAGACTACACATTGAATATTCTTGGATTTGATAATAACTCTAAGTATTTTAGAGTTTATTTCTGCAAGCGCAAAAAGGGTTCAACAGCAGATTTTGAAGAAAAGCAACTGGTCTTTGACGGACAACCACAATGGACAGACGGCCCTGTATTTAACAACGTCAAAACTGCTAAGAAGTCGTTTAAATTTAACATCAGGGAATTTGATGACGGCTATCTTCAATTTGAGTATGACCGAAATAACCCCAATAAATGGGGCGGTCTATTTATGACCGAACTGGACTTTTACGAAGGCACAACCGATCGTAAATGGCAACCAGCTCCAGAAGATTCTGAAACAAAGATCGATGCTGTCAGCACCAAGGTTACTCAGTTAGCTGGTTCATGGGCTGTTCAAAACCTGAACTCAAACGGTGATATTGTATCTCAGATTAATGCTGTAGGTAGTAACGTCCGTATCCAAGGTGAAGTTATCCACTTGAATGGTAGACCTCTGATTGACGATGCCGTCATCAAAAGCAGTATGATTGCCAATATATCAGCAGACAAGATAACGGCAGGTACACTAGATGCAGGGATTGTAAACCTCATCAACCTAAATGCAAACAATATTGTCAGTGGTAAGCTTCAAGGTTTAACCATGCGTGGCGGTATGATTGAGTCTCTAAATGGAGAGTTGAGGATTGACTTACAGAAAGGTATCTGGACATCAACTGGTGAAGAATCTGTCATCAGACGTATTGAGGGTACAAGTTCTTCTCAGTTTATCAAGCTGAAAAAAGGCGGTTTTATCTCAGAGCATTTCAGGGATACAAATTCAGCCTTAATGATTTTTGGTACAAACCACGACAAGACAGAAAGACACGATAACGAAACTTTCGCAGGTATTCGGATATGGTCTGGTACAGGCGGAGGTTACAAAGAATCTCTTACTGAATTTGTCGGAGACCGTGTTCTTATTTATAACAACGGTAAGTATCGTAGCCCTTGGAACTTCCACGGGAATACAGAGGACGGAAAGACTTACATCTTGCCAATGAACCAAAACGGAGTGAAGCACTTCATCGGCCGTGGTGACTTCTTCCTTGAAGGTATTTATTCTAGGAATTTCTACCTATCAGGTGGTGTAAGTGTTGGAGATTATCTTTGGGATTTACTTACTTGTTTTGGTCAATTGGTACAGAATAACGTAGTTAAGGATGGAGCTAAGACGCACATCACAGGAGTTTTAAGAAAACGAGGTTACAAGATTTAATGAACACAACAGATAAGATTATCAATGAACTAGCTATCAAAATAGCCAATATGTCAGTAGAGAATGCAAACTTGAAAGCTCTTCTTGGCGAATCACAAGAAGCATTGGAAGCGATCAATAAAGTGATGGAAGCAAACCCTGAACTGAAAGAACTATTCGACGAAGCAGAGAAAGGAATGTGATATGAAATTTAAAGTAGTAAATAAATATCTACGAGAAGCAAATAAAACATTTGTAGCAATCCGATGCGACGACCCTTACACAGCATACGACCGTGTATTGGAAGGAAACCGCATGGACGAAAGCGATGAATCACTAGTCGAAGTTGTAAAACGAATGGTTACAACTGAGTTAGACCCGACAAGCGTCATCACGGATATGCAACAAAAACTGGATATGACATCTAGGCAGACTGACGAAAACACAGAAGTGACAGAACGCTTGGATAAGTTACAAACAATCTTTATTGATTACACTATTTCAAATGGTAATATGCCTTTGAGTACCTACCAAGCGATCTCTAAAATATTACCAACAATGAAAGATAAGAAACGGTATCAAACAGGAGATATTGTTCAAGCTAAATACCCATACGACACCAACCCTAAATACCCTAAAGATTCACCAGTCATCTTGAAGTTTATCGATAATTGGAACTACAACGGAGAAGAAGTTCAAGTATTGATTCAACGTGGAGCGGTTTCAATTGTCATGCCAAACATTCAAGGTGGTGGTGTAGCATGATCCACTTCACACCAGAAGACATTAGCATGATGATTGGATTTATTGGTGTCTGCTTAGGTATTTACGGAAACTTCAAAGGGGCGATTGTAGCCCAAGAAAAACGCATGGTGATTATCGAAAAAGACGTTGAGAACTTGAGAGAGTTCAAGACGTCTGCTAACAAGCGATTAGACAATCACGATGAACAAAACAAGGCCATACTGGTCTTGGCTGAACAAGTTAAGGTCTTGAGCGAAGACGTGAGAGAGCTTAAGACTTTAATCACTAGCAATCGATAAGAAAGAAAAAGAGGAATATGATATGAAAAACATTAACTGGTCTGTACGTTTGAAAAACAAAAACTTTTGGCTTGCTCTTGTACCAGCGCTTGCCTTGCTCTTCCAAGCTTTCGCTGACATCTTCGGTATCAAGCTTGAGTTTGGCGCAACCATTGATAAGATTCTAGTTTTCATCAATGTTCTATTTGCCTTCCTTGTGTTGGTCGGTATCGTCAACGACCCGACTACAGCAGGACTTACAGATAGCCGTCAAGCATTGGACTACTACAAACCAAAAGAAGACTAATAAAAAGGAGGCGGTCTTTTGACTACTCAAAGACAATTACTAGATACGCTAAATAGTGTGGTAGATCAACGCCTGACTGTTCCTACGAATCCTTATGGAGGTCGGCCATTGGCCTCCTAATCCTGAGAACTGCTGGAACCCCCTTAAGCCATCAGAACTACAACAGAGCTAGTAATGGCAGATGTGACAGTTTGAAAATCTGATGGATTGGGAAATCAGCATCCGAGCCACCTTGGTAAAAGAGGTGGAAGGTTCAACGACTAAGAGCCGTCAACTGACGGACAGCACAGGACAGTAAATTAAATGCTACACAGAACACTCCATATATGATATAATATAAGTATCAAATATGCGAGGTACAATTATGTTTCAAAAAAAACACGGAATGCACGGAACAAAAGTATATAACGCTTGGAGAGAAATGAAAAAGAGGTGCTACCAAAAAACCTATCAGCATTATGACCGTTATGGCGGGCGAGGGATAACCGTGTGTGAAGAATGGCGAGAAGATTTTTTATCATTCTACAAAGACATGGGCGAACCTCCGACACCAGAACATCAGCTAGATAGAATTGATAACAACGGTAACTACAACAAAGAAAATTGTCGTTGGGTGACAAGGCAAGAAAATTGTAGAAACAGAAATTTTCATACTGGAAAATCTGGTTTTCCGGGAGTATCGCCAAGACCTAACGGCAAATACCAAGCCTACTTTAATGTCAATCGCAACAAGAGAGTGAACCTTGGAACTTTTGACACAGCCGAAGAAGCCCACGATGCCAGAACACAAGCGATATTGAAACATAATAAAGAAAATAATGATAGTTTAAGAGTTTACTGAAGATATAGTCTGAACTACTAGGAAACTAGTAGAATTCCATTTGTTAAACCTTGCTAGAAATAGACAAGGCAGAGGGATGGAATGAAACGCTATGCAATGTGTTGCTGCAATTGATAATATCTTGCAGTATCAGGGATTATATAATCTCAATTTTAGTTACGTAAACGCCATAGACGGACTAGATAGGGCTTCTATATTAGGGTTAAAGGTAACATACTTCAATGGCTCTAATAACCCCCCTGTAGGCTCTGTATTCGTTTCTGATTGCTCTCCATATCATCCGTTCGGACATATCGGATTTGTGGTAGCAGAGCACGCAGACGGAACGATCACAACCATTGAACAGAATATCGACGGTAACGCAGACGCTCTATACAATGGTGGATGGGTTCGTAGAGTTCGTAGAAACTTATCAAGTGACGGAACATTTAGTTATGTTGATTGGAACGCACCAAGCCAACGCATGGTTGGTTGGTTTGAATTACCATTCACACAAGAAGCAACAGCACCACAACAATCAAGCACAAAGAAAAGAGGAAAAGAAAAAATGTTAGTTATGCGCAGTCATTCAGGTAAACAAGGCTACTTCGGAGTTGTAGGAGATACAGTATTTGGTATCGGACACATCGAAACAGTACAAAGTCTAATCAATGCGGGCGCTGCAGAAATCAGCATCCATGATGACGACTTCAACCGCATCATCGGACAACTCAATGGAGACCTAAAAGCTCTGAGCGGTATTGAACAAAATATCAAAAACTAAAAAATAAAAAAATAGAAATATTAAAAATTTAATTCAACCCTACTAGCTTAATAGCTGGTAGGGCTTTTTTCTTTATAACAGACATTTTATAAAATGTCCTTTTTAATAGAAATATAAGGGGCAAAAAGGGGGCATAAGTTTTAAACTTTTGTATTTTTATAGTAGAAATAGAAATAGGTTTACCGCTTATATATGCTTATTTTACAAGGTTTTCTACGCATATATGTTAATCTACATAGTGCTTTTCAGTTACTCTTAAATAATAGAGCGACTACTTTAGTAGCTTAAAAACATTATTAAACCGCTGTTCTTAGGATTAGCGGTTTTTCTTTTTATTTAAAAAGGGGCAAAAAAGGGGCAAACTATTTGTAAAGTTTATCTAAGACATCAACGACTTTTGACTTGATGTTCTTGGTTACATGAGTATAGATTTCCATCGTGGTCTTTCCGTTATCTTTATGACCAACTCTTTGTGTGATAGCCTTTAATGGGATATTGTTTTCAGCAAGTGTACTGATCAGAGTATGTCGCAAAATATGAGGGTGTAATGGTTTGTTGATTGGTTTCTTCAATGTGGCGTTAGCGTTCTTCATCAACTTACCAATGCTTGATTTATGGATAGGAATACCGCTAGATGAAACAAAAATAAAACCCATGTCTTTATAGTTCGGATTAGTACTCTTTCTTAACTTGTGAAGTTCTATGAATTCTTCTATAATCTCAATCTCTTTGTTGGTCAAATCAACCACTCTGATAGACGATAAGGTTTTAGGAGTTGTTTTAACGCCCTCTGAACCCTTGCGTGTTGGATCTAAAGTTCCATTGATAGTGATAGTACGTTTTTTCTTGTCATAATTCTCAAATTTAAGCGCACCAGCTTCACCGACTCGGCAACCATTCAATGCCATAAACTCAGCCATTCTGGCGACATGATACCCTCGATTGTATTCTTTCATAGCTTTTAAGAGTCGTTTCAACTCGCTTTGCTCAAGGAACTTATCTTCGATACGTTCCATAGTTTCGTATGTGATAACTTTTTTTGGTAGCCTGACACGTTGGATAGGATTGCTATCAATCAACTCTAAATCTTGAGCATACTTGAATACCATACTTAGTACAGATTTATGCTTTTTTAATTTGATATGATTGTCTTCTGAATCTGTAAAATACTGTTGTGCGTATTTAGCGGTGATGTTTTTAATTTTTATCCTTGGCGCAAAACTCTCTTTCACTTCATTGACCGCATAGACCATGGTTTTTTCGGTAGAAGCTTTGATGGACTTTTTATGGATATCCCACCAGTCACTTAGTACGTCATCGAAAAGCATATCAGTAGTAGTTAAGCTTTGTAACTTTTTAGCTATCTTTTCATCTAGTAGTTTCTTTGCTTCTTTCTTAGCTCTGTTTGAACCAGAATCGAGAGTTATAGCTAACCTTTTCCATTTCTCTGTATACGGATCTTTGTATCTTTCAAAAAATTTATATTTCCCATTCGGCAATTGCTCTACCCACATTGTATTTTCTCCTCATTTTTGGTAAAATGGGTACAAGAAAACGACCCTTTGAATGGTTGTTTCTTATACTGGATATCCTCACACTCAAGCTTGCAGGCAGGGAGTGTGGGGATTTTTTAATACTCAAATCCATCTACTAAGAACAAAGGGACTTCCTTTCCTTTATATGATTGAGTTCCATTTGTTCTTACATAAAATTTAGATACTTTAGTTACATCAAAATCCTCTCCATCATTAACAAATACTTTTAAAATAACAGGACTATCTTTATCCCCATTCAAATGAATTAAATATTTGGTGAATACTGTACTTGGATCAACGACCTGTTCTACAGGATCATCAATAACTAACTTAGTATCATCAGGCCATACGCCATATAAATTACTATCAGCTAGCTCGTACTCTCCAATTGGAGTATTACTGAAATTTTTCGCAGGCTGAATTTTAGCAGTTCCTTCTGATTTTTCGAGTTGACTGGTAGATGATGATGTTTTGGAAGCTTCATTTGTTGTGGTAGATGACTCACTACAAGCAACTAGAAATGTTGTTACCAATAAGGTTGTCGCTAATAACATTACCTTCTTCATATTATCCTCCTAAATGTCACTGGCAAATTTCAAGTACTCATCTTGTATCATCACTTCGTCAGTGGTTGTTTTCAAGTTATATTTTAGCGCAAAGTTAGACCAATTGAAAGAGGTTGGATCATCATAAGATTCCAATTCTTCTTTTACTAAGGAACGGATCATAAATCTATTAGCTTCGTTTTCACAACGTATAGGAGCATTGCGATAGATAGCCCCGATATGTTCAAGATGGCCTAATTCATGAAGCAGGACTTGATGTCGTTCTTTATATGACAAAGAACTGTTTAGGTAGATTGTCCGTGTTTCTGCATCATAAAAACCACGGCCATTCCATTGGTCTGGCTCGAAAGTCTGGAGCGATACTTGATATTGCTCCAGTAATTCTTTTTCATTCTTCATAATCTCCCTCACCTAAAACTTATTTTTTGCTGTTGAGGAAACCCTCTATAATTCCCTTGATAGCTTTTTTATCATCGTCTGATAGAGGTTTGCCATCAAATAGCATAATGCGATTGTCTAAGTCGTCTAATTCTATTTTCTCATTTGCGGATTTTCCTCCTGCTATGGTTGGATTATCTGTTCGCCCCAATAGATAATCCGTTGACACATTAAAATAGTCAGCAATTTCTTGGAGGCGCTCAGAGTTAGGTGTTTTTGTTTTTAAAGTATAGAAATAATTTGTGCTATATCCTAGACTTTCTTCTAGTTTGGCCAAAGAAATACCTCTCTTTTGAGCTAGTTCTTTAATTTTTTCTAGTGTTGAAAACATTGATTTATCAACCTTTCTTATGGTATCACAAAAAATATTCTCAAAAATCTAGAAAAAAGTCTTGACTAATTCTAGAAAAAAGTATAGAATAGTTTTTGTAAGTGATTGAGTTAGAAAAAAACGAAGTCGAAAATACGTTTTAAAAACCAAATATAAACGGTCGGCAAACTGTGAATATACGTAATCAATGGTATTAATAACCTTGTTTTTATTATGCCTAGATTATAGACTTTATTATAGAACTTGTCAAGAGTTTACACAACTTTTTTCTAACTCTTTTTCTTACACGCAAGAAAGGAGGAGCATATATGCCAAACATGGATAACGGACGACAAAAAGTTTTGGACTATTTAAAAGAAAACAATCTGACCATTGCTACATTAGCAGTCCAATATGACATGGCTCGTCAAGATGTAACTAATATCTTGAATGGTAAATTAAAAAATCCACAGGCGCATCGTTTTGTGGCTCGTGTGATTGAAGATTTTAAAATTCGATAGGAGGTAGCCTAAACGTGCCACAAGCAAAAATAAAGGAGGTTGTCTACAGGACAGCTAATGAAGATGAGATAGCAACTCACGGAGATTACAAGCACTTATGCCAGCGGTGGGAGGGGCTAACCGTTCATACAGCAAAGCAATTCGCAAAAGAAATGCGAGAAAATCCAGAGTTTGAACAGTATGTTTTCAACCCAACGCACAAGCTAGTGTTTATAGATTATGAGGGGTTTCGTAAGTTCTGGAGATGGAAGCAACTAAACCGCTATCGATCTAAAAAAATAAGCCTTGCCGATATGGAGTCGGACAAGGCACTGGCGAAGCGACTAGGCTTCTAAAAACAACTTATCTAAAGTATAACACGAGGGAGAACAAAATGCAATACGAACCAAAGGAGAAAGTAAGATGAATAAAAAATTTGAATTATTACTAGATGACACGATTACCATTTTTGGAATCAAGCTATTTAGAATTAAAGCCCTAATCAGCTTTGGAAATGTTGAAGAAGGTGAAATAGGTGGGTATGTAGAGAAAGAGGACAACCTAAGCTCCTCTGGTAACGCTTGGGTCTATGGTAACGCAGAGGTCTATGGTAACGCTAGGGTCTCTGGTAACGCTAGGGTCTATGGTGACGCTAGGGTCTATGGTAACGCTTGGGTCTATGGTAACGCTAGGGTCTCTGGTGACGCTAGGGTCTCTGGTAACGCTAGGGTCTATGGTGACGCTAGGGTCTATGGTGACGCAGAGGTCTATGGTAACGCTAGGGTCTATGGTGACGCAGAGGTCTATGGTAACGCAGAGGTCTATGGTAACGCTTGGGTCTATGGTGACGCTTGGGTCTATGGTAACGCTTGGGTCTCTGGTGACGCAGAGGTCTATGGTAACGCTTGGGTCTATGGTAACGCTTGGGTCTATGGTGACGCTAGGGTCTATGGTGACGCAGACTACATCGTCTTTAAAAACAACTGGTCTAGCGGTAGATATTTTACTTATACTAGATCAAATAAAATGTGGAGAGTTGGTTGCTTTTACGGAACAGGCCAAGAGTTGATTAAAAAAGCATATCAAGATAGTGAAGAATCTGGCAAACATTACGAAGCTTACGTTGAATTCGTAGAGAAATTAGAAAAACTGGAGAAGACGAATGACTGAACCACCAATCTTAAGCCAAGTAGCAGGCGCTATCCTATGGCTTGCATCACTATTTTTAATCATGCTGTTTTACTCAATCAAAGAAGAAATCGAACGCAGACGTATTGAGAAACGAAACAGAGAGCTTGAAGCTCAGAACAGAGAGTTGCTTATGCGAGAAGCAGAGTACAGAGCAGAACAGATCGCAAGACAGCAAGCAGAGTACGCTTACTATCAGCACAAGAAAAATTTTAGCACAGAAGGAATCGAGGTGCCATTCAATGGTAATATTCGAGCGCAAGCCGTACAATCCGAAGAATAGAGAAGCTGAACTGTTGGACAGAATCGAGCAGTTAGAACATGAGAAGTTGGATTTAGAAGCGGTCATCAGAAAGAACAAGCACGAGATCCTTTGGTTGCAGGGAATGTTGAAGCATAAAGAGGTGACTAAATGATCGAAAATAATCTTGAACCACCTGTTGAACAAGAAGAACGAGACCCTGACTTATGGATATTCAGGGGCGGGCATTGGTTTTATATAGGAGATGAGGAAGAGATATGAGGTTTTATGTTAATTCAAAATCAAAATTAATCTACGCACCAGATCACCACGATAGAGTTGGTGATTATACAGCAGATTCAATTCAAATCTACACAAGTAAGTTCACAGAGATTCTGGAAGATGAAATCATTCTAGCAATTAGCGAAGTGTTAAAACGTTATGAATATGCCATTCCTAAAGAAGTTGTTAGTGAATTAATTGAAGAAAAAAAGAGGCAGAACAGATTCTGTTTTGACACAAGTTCTACGTTGACGGAGGTAGTCAATGAAAATCATGGCGATTGATCCTGCGTCAAACAGGATTGAGACTTCTACAACAGGTATTGTCTTACTTGATAATGCAAGATTGATCGATAGTTGGGCTGTGTCATATGGAGTTAAGGGTTTCAGACAGTGGTTTAATGATGTAGGTTCAACGCTTGAACCAGATATCGTTGTCGTAGAAGAGTACAGAGCGAGAGACAACGACAAGTCAAAAGATAATAGCGTGTTAGAAACAATTGCATATATCCAACTCTGTTTTCCAGAAACCATACTTCAATTCAATGCTGGTTATAAATCAGATATTCCAGATGAGTTACTAAAGGTTCTGGGCTTGTGGAAATTTGAGAAGACACACCATCAGGATATTCGAGCATCAGCAAGGCTTGGTCTATTCTACGCTCTTAGAAATGATATCGAAGAGGTCATCCAAGATATTGGAAGGGTGGTGAGAATGGAAGGGAGGTATAAAGTTTGACAAATATAATTTTAAGAAAATGGCAAAAGGAGGCGGTATCCCGAAGTTCAAGATTAACAAATGGAATTTTTCTTGAAGCTTTGGGAGGTTAAAGGCAGAGGTAAAACTATCTGTGCCTTAGCAATTGCTGAGCATAAGAAGGCCAAGAAGATCATCATCACGAATAACCGCTTGGCAATTTTGAATGGTTGGATAGATGCGATTAAGTTTATGAAGTTTGATAAAGATGTTGAAATCATCATTCAAACTGACAGGTATCTTCAAAATCAAGTCAAGAAAGGTCATAAATTAGCCTGCGATGTGTTGATTGTGGACGAGTGGCAGAATATGTCATCCGATAAACAAGTGGCCTTATATCGCAAAATAAAGCGGAAATACACGATAGGTCTTTCAGCAACTCCAATCAGAAAACGAGGTCAGAATTTCTACCCGCTAGAAAAAACTATCTTCGGTTGGGCAACACCAAACAATAAGTTTGATTGGCAGAAGGCTCATGGAAAAATGGTTTATGATCCGTTTAGCTATTCTAAAGAGAAGTGGGAAGATTTCAGGGATTACGAAAGTTATATTTCTAATCTACCTAATTTCTTCAGATGGGAAGAGATTGAAGAAATTGAAAATGCAGTTGAGAACAACGGATTTGAGATCAAGTTTTACCCTGTGAAAATCGAATCTGGAAATCCTGATAAGCTTGCTGAATTTAGAAAGTTAAACTTAGTTACTGTTGGAGACAATACAGCGATGGCCAAGCAGGCATTTGGGAGAGTGACATTTGAGCGTTACCTAAACCAAACTGGTGTTGATGTTGATTTCCCAAAACTAAAACCAATCAACGCTGATACGCCAATGTTGTTACAGCTTGATGGGCTGATTGAACGAGCACCACATGACATGTTAATTGTTAGCAAGTCTAAGCAGATTGTTAATGTCATCAAAGATCGTCATCCAGAAATTGGTATATGGACTGGAGACCTAAAAGAAGATACTGACAAAAAAGTTGTTGTAGCTACCAGCCAAGTCTTAGGAGTTGGTGTTGATGGGCTACAACACAAGTACCAAACTATTGTCGTCCTTGATCCAGTTGATAAAGATTCTGGAGAGTATGACGACTACCGACAGTTGCTATGGCGAATAACAGGAAGCCGTCAGCAACACGATGTAAATGTAATTGAATTTTATTTTGTATAAAGGAGAATAGATTTTGTTTAAACTACCAGAAAACAAACCGCAAGTACCAAAAGATACACCACGGAATTATTTCATCTACGGTGAGACCATGAGTGGTAAGTCTTATCTAGCCAATGAATTTCCAAATCCGATTGTATTAAATACAGACGGGAATGCAGAAGCAAATAGCGTACCGAGTATCCAGCTTGTGAATGAGAAAGACCAATCTGGACGGATTACAAATTCCGTTATTAAACAGTTAGGAGAAATCCTATTGGCATTGCAAACACAAAAGCACTCGTACGAAACAGTTGTTATTGATGTTATCGATGATGTAATTGAAATGATTAAGATTGCAGTCTGCGACGAGCTAACACCAACTGGAAAACCACGGTTGAAATCCTTGTCAGAAATCCCTTACGGTAAAGGGTATGATTTCTTCAACCAAGCCATCACGGAATTGGTTATTGATTTAAAAGCCTTACCAATGAATGTTATCTATATTAGCCGTCAGATTTCTGAATACGATGACAACGGTAATGCAACCAAGGATAAACCAAGTCTAAAGGATAAGTATGTAAATCTTATCAACGGTAACTCAGACCTGATGATTCACACCGAGAAGCTTGGCAATAACTACAACCGTATTGTTGACCGTAAGCGGAAGACTTACTATATCGATCAGGTAGACGATAAAGCTATCCTAAAAATATTAACCACAATACGTGGGGCAGTTGAACCAGCAAAGGTCAAACCTGTGTCTAAAAAAGAAGATGAACTTGCTAAGACAGAAAAGAAGATAGAAGCAACTAAGGTACAAAAAACTTCTGATAAAGAACTATTTTAATTAAAAAAGGAGAATACAAATGAGTTTATTAGATATCGCAAAATCAATTAAAAAAGAAGGATTCGATCCACGTAAAGACAGCGCAAATGGCCCTGCACCAATCCCTGCTGGTACTTATCCAGTTGTTCTAAAACAAGCAACATTCAACATCGCAGAAAGCGGTTGGGAAAGTATCCAATATCAATTTGAAATTCGTGGCGGTGACTACATCGGACGTTCTGAGTTCGCTAGCTTTGGAACGTTGGATGAGTGGAACGGTAAAAAGTTAGATTGGGCGTTACAACGCACTGTTAAGTTCTTCCAAAAAGCTATCGTGCTTGCTGGTGATGATGTATATGCTGATGATTTCGAAGATGGTAAGAGTATGGAAGAGGCGCTACAACGTAAAGCAGTAGGTTCTTATTTCAATCTAGTGATTACCAAAACAGAAAGCAAAGGCAAAAATTATCGAAATTATGATATTGAAGAAGACGAATTACAACCTGTGAATCCAGAAGATATCAGCGATGATGGTCTACCTTTCTAAAAAAAATAAGGAGTTAAGACATGCCGTCAATGAAAGAGTACGCCTTGCAGTATCAGAAGTTAGGGTTTTCAGTTATTCCAATCAATCCGAAAAATAAAATGCCTTTGGTTGATTTCGCTGATAAACCTCCGATGTCTGCAAGCGAAATTGAAAACTTTTGGGACGGCTTCCCTAACGCCAATATCGCCCTAAGAACAACGAATTTCTTTGTCATCGATATTGATAAGCACGGTAAATCAAACGGCTTTGAATCTCTCAAAAACTGGGAATACCTTGATTTAATCGAGCCGACCTTACAAGCCAAGACAGCGAGCGGTGGCAAGCATCTCTTCTATTTCAAGAGAGATGACGAACCCATCACACAAATGATTGGTTTCTTAGCTGGTGTTGATATCAAAGCACACGAAAATAATTATGTGTTAGTCGCTCCGTCCGCAACTGATAAAGGTCAGTATGAATGGGATTTAGAAAAATCAAAGGAAGGCGGGACAATCGTCACCCCTTCCAGAGATTTAATCCGAGCTATCAAGGAACAATATGGTAAAACTCACGGCTATAAGTATGATGGAACAGATGGACTCAGGAACTTAGCTAGGCGTTCTTATCAACGAGATAGGACACAGACAACCGATCTCTTCGAGACCATAGCTCTTGGTTTTGGTGATGAGGGCGGACGAAATGACAAGCTTGCAAGCTTCGTAGGCGGGTTGTTATATCGAGCAGTTGATGATGAAGTCGTTGTGAAACTTGCTCAACTAGCAAATGCGAACAGTCAAAATCCATTGCCTGAGAAAGAACTAATGCGAACAGTTGAAAGTATGATTAAAAAAGATAGGAGGTGAGAGCAATTGGTGATGTAGTAAGTATTAACTCACAAGATAAGATGATTCTGACCGATAAAGGAGCGATCAAATCAAACAGTCCTCTGAATGTGCTTGTATCATTCAAGGCAGATGATCAGCTCAGTATTTATCTAAAGCATAATGACTTCTCACAAGAACATGAATTGTTAAAGGATATCAAAATAGGAAATACCATCCTTAAAAAAGGTGAGCTACCTTCAAATTTTGATTCGGTTGTTAAGGTCTATTTTGAAAGCGTACTTGGTGTTGCTTATTCAAGCCAAGCTATGCTTGACGGTATGGAAACCTTCTTTTCCGAAAGGTCATACAATCCAGTTATTGACTACATGGAACGAGCACAAGAAAAATGGGATGGCAGACAGCGTATTAATCGTATGTTACAAGTCTACCTAGGCGCAGATGATATCCCTCTCGTTTCAAAAATAGCTCAAATGTGGTTGGTTGGAGCAGTAGCAAAGGTTTATGATCCATACGTTAAGTTCGACTACGTTCTGGATTTAGTTGGTGGTCAAGGTGTCGGGAAGACTTCTCTACTGCAGAAGTTAGGTGGTGACTGGTACACAGATTCGGTAACTGATTTCGCAAACAAGGATAATTACGACATCATGTTAAAGTCTTTGATTGTAAATGATGATGAAATGGTTGCGAGCAATCGCATGTCATTCGCAGAAACAAAAGCTTTTATATCAAAGACAAGTCTTCGATATCGTAAGCCATACATGAAGCGGACAGAAGAGTTTGCTAAGAATTTTATCTTAGCAAGAACAACGAACCAGAAAGAATACCTAAAGGATAAAACAGGGGAGCGCAGGTTTTTACCTGTGATGGCAAACACAAGCGCACAAGTCAAGCACCCTATGGAAATCGAACCTGAAACAATCGAGCAGATTTGGGGTGAGGCTGTAACAATCTACAAATCTGGTGTTGATCTGATGTTTGATGAAGAAACCGAAGATGAATTAAATATTTATCGTGAGCGGTTTATGTATCGTGATGAAGTCGAATTACAAGTTCTTGAGTATCTGGATATGCCTGTGCCTGAGAATTGGCAGAACTGGTCTATTCAACAGCAACATCAGTACACAAGTAAGTATTTTGATAACAGCAGTGACTTTGAAGAAGGTTCTAAAAAACTTATGAAAGTATCTACCCGTGAAATTATGTATAACTTATTTATGAGAAGTTCAAACGATAAAAAATTATCAACAAAAATAAATATGATTATGGATAATCACCCTGATTGGGAAAAAGGTGTCTTCCGCATCGGGGGGAAAAACACAAAAGCTTTCAAAAGAATCATCAAAAAATAGAACGGTAGCATTTAAATTTTTTTCGGTAGCATCGGTAGCACTTTAAAAAAAGAACGGTAGCATGCTACCGATAAAATGGAACATCGGTAGCACATCGGTAGCACCCTTTAACTCTTGGTATTACTGGTTTTTATTTAATATTTTTATATAATGCTACCGTGCTACCGATATTTTTTAAAAAAGTATAAATAATAATAGTAATAATAGAGAAAGCCTATTAAACAAGGATTCTTAAAAAATATTTTTTACTTTTTGTTTTTTATCGGTAGCACGGTAGCACTTGAAAAAAAGAGGTGATTTTTAAAACATGAACAACGTAAACCGCTTCTACTCAATCATCGAAGAGAAGCAGAGCGAATATAAAAATGTATTTGAATTTCTGCGCACGTTTATATCAAGTGAGAAAGAAGTAGGCTATACAGCATCCAGAATCCGTATTGACAAAAAGTGGGGGCGATTACCTCCCGTGAATACGATGATTCGGTTAGCGCCTGTATTTGATAAAGCATTCTTTGAAACGTGTTTGAGAGAGAAATTAGACTCGGCTAAGATAAGAGACAGGGATGTCGAAGCTGGGCAGAAATATTTATTGAAAATTGATAGCACGCAGAACACGACCGAGGAAGAGCGATTAAGAAAGTTAAAGCGCAAACTCAAGCGTGAAATACATTTGGAAAAATCGTGGGGGATTTAGAATGTATCAAGTCGGAGATTATGTCAAGGTTTTGAAAAGCGGTGAGTTTTTTAAAATCGTAAAAATTAAACATATTTACGGGAACACAATAGAAACAACACATGGAATCTATCTGCGTGATACATTAGCAAATAGGCTTGATGCTAGATGTAGAATTTCTGGAATTGTAAAATGGGAGGATTTAAAGTGAAATTACACAAATTAATTACAAACGTACAGCAATGGTCTATTGATCGTGGTCTGGACAAGGCAGACAGCAAGAAGCAAATGCTAAAGCTCTATGAGGAGTTTGGAGAATTAGCTTCTGGACTTGCGAAGGGGAATAAGGAAGTCGTTAAGGATTCGATTGGCGATGTGGTAGTTGTGTTGATTATACTTGCACAACAGCAAGGGCTTGAAAAGATCAGTGATTTTAATATAATTTACAACCATTTACAGCCAAGTGATCTGATGCCTCAGGCGTCTGAAACAATCGGTCTTATCTCTTTGAAAGTGAGACGGACGAAAGATGAAATCGAAGAACCTATTGTGCGACTAATTTCGTACCTAAGGACGATTGCTAAATATGAAAACTTAAAATTTGAAGACTGCTTGTCTCAAGCGTGGAATGAAATCAAAGACCGAGAGGGCAAGCTAATCGATGGCGTGTGGGTGAAAGAAGAGGATTTGAAATGAAAGAAAAATCATACGAACAAGTACTAGATGAAATGACCGAAGAAGACAAGGTCAATAATCCGAGTCACTACAAGGGCAAGTTTGGTCTCGAAGCAATAGACGTTGTCCGTAATTTCATGACAACAGAAGAAATCAGGGGTTTTTATAAAGGGAACACTTTGAAATACATTTTAAGAGAAGCAAAGAAAAACGGACTGGAAGACCTGAAGAAGGCCAGAAAAAATCTGGATTGGTTGATTGAGGGGATGGAAAATGAATAAAATAGTTAACGCTCAAATCGATGAAACCTTTTTTGGAAGAGAAGAGCATGGAATTCTGACTTGTTATTTATATTTAAAAGGTAATGGTTTTGGTGTTGGACTTGGTGGACGAGCACTTGACGGATATGACAAGAGCAAGAAGAAAAGAGTTGCTACGCAAGAAGGTTTTGAATTTATTGATAGAATTATGACTGTTGTCGGCGTCAAAAAATGGGAAGACTTGGTTGGAAAATATGTCAGAATAGAAGTGACAGAAGCAGGATTTGGAAGCAAAGTCACTAAAGTAGGTAATCTCATCAAGGATGATTGGCTTGATTTTGAAAAGTTTTTTGATGAGCAAGGAGGAAAAAATGCCAAATTGGGCTGAAGGGACTATTAAAGTCCGTGGAACAAAGAATCAAATCATTGACTATCTGAAAAACGTTTTTGAAGGAGGCGATTTTTGGGGCAATGATATGAAAATTGAAATTATGGGTGATGACAATAGTATTATTATTAGAGGTCTTAATGAGATGACCAATCCAAAAACGGCTGGTCCGATTATTCCTAAAAATCCTCAGTTCTGTGCTTTTTACTTTAAAGGCGCTAATCGTGCATTTACCGAATCCAAAAACAATATTTTAGCTTTTGGTTTCTTTGGAGATGCTGAAGCTATCGAAATCATAGAAATGCCTTTTAAACAAGCATGGGCTGTAGAGGCTGACGATTTTGTAAAATTGTCTAAAAAATATTGTGTTGATCTTAAAATATTTGTTTTTGAGAATGGCAGGGAATTTACACAAGAGGTTGAAATTATCAAAGGTAAAATTACCAGAAATAAAACAATAAAATATGAAAATTATAAATGGGATGTACCGTTTAATAGTTTAGGAGGATGAAAATGAATCAGAAGGAATTGATTTCCATAATTAGAACGGAAATATTACTAGCTAAATCAATCCCAGAAAGAAAGGGGTATATAGCAGGTCTTGAAGAGGCTATAAATATTATTGAAGGATTCTCAGACGAACCACAAGCAGGTCACGCAGAAGAAGCGCCACGCTATGTTCGAAATGTTATCGCACGGCTGAGAGAATTGCCATTACATAATAGAGAAGTATGGCTAAAAGCTATTATGAGCGAATTTGAGCAAGATTTTAGTCATGCAAAATGGCGCGAAGGATACGAGCAAGGCAAGTTTGAGGGAGAATGGGTTGGAAATCAATTGAAGGATGCTGATAAGATTCGGCAAGAATTGAATAAACCAGTTATCCCGCAGTTCGTGGCGGATTGGATTGAGTATTGTAAATTTACTCACGTTGATTTGCAACACGCTTTAATTGTTGGCGATGTATATTTTTACAATTACGCAAATCAAAAAGATTTTTCAAAACTAAAAGAATTTTTAGAAACCGACAACAACCAAGAAACATTTGCTCGAGCATGGCTGGACGGCTACACAGTCGAGAAAGAGAAGCGGTATTTGGTTAAGATTAAAGGTGTGAATGAAGAATGCGAGTTTTTAGTTTTTGGGGAACTTTCGAACACTTGGAAGTTAAGAAGTCTTGGCAGTTTTGGAGAGCTTATGAAACATCACACTCGCAAAGAACTAGAAGAAGCAGGCTTCGGCTGGGTTTTCTCTTGCGAAGGTGTTGAAATAGAGGAGGTAACAGAATGAAACGACCAAACAGATACCCATACACTAGGAGTAAATGGGAAGAAATAAAGATTTGTTTTAACGTTTCAGAAAGGGTTATGCCATATGTTTTGTTAGAAAACAAAATCACTGGTGAGTGGAAAGATATTGATGAGGTCAACAATGACCGAGATTAAATTAATATTTTTCATTGCTTCTTGCGTAGTATCATTCTATGCGGGGGCGACATTTAATAAGCCGATAGTAACACACAAGGAAGAAGCCAACGGCAGGTATCATGTCACAGTCAGGCATTATGGAAAGTATCTGGTCAACAAGGATCAGTACGAATCCATATCGGTCGGTGATGACATGCCCGAATTTTTAAAGAAAAAAGGAGATTAAGATGAACTCAGATAAATTTTTAAATAAGTTTACTTACTTAATCCTGTGCGTCTTCGTGGCAGTAGTCTGCTTTGGATTTTACAAGCAACATGAAGCGAATCAAAACCTAAATGATAAAATTTTTAAACTGGAAAAACAAAATACAGAAATCACAGAGCAGGTCGATAAGCTTAATAAAACGATCGATGCAGAGATTGCCAAAAATCTAAAAGAAACAGCGGAGCGTAACAATGTTGGAGGATAAAATAGCACAGCTAGAACATGCGAAAGAATGCTATTTGAGAGATTTAGAACCTGAGCACATGGCAGTCGTGCAGAGAGATTTTGGTCTGCAAGTAGCATCAAAGCGTAGGGATTGGTTAAAGAAGCAGGTTAAGAGATGCGATGAGGAGATTGAAAGGTTAGGAGGGAGCGTGTGAACAAGAAAGATTTAACAATCGAATTTAGCGCAGAGATCCTTTGGCTAAGGAGATATTATCATAATCAAATTAAACAGATGATTGCCGAGCGGAAAAAAGAGTTACGCTATCCGTACAGAGAGACGGATAAGAATGCTGAAATTAAGAGCACGAAGCCAGCGACTCCGCAAGCGTTGAAGATTATTGAAATTGAAGAAGCAGATGACGAACTCAAGAAATTGAACATGTGGCAAGATGCTATCAGCGAGTACGTGCAGAACACGGATGAGAATCTGCTGAGAGCGATTAAAGCTGTATTCGTACACAAGTCGATGAATATTTCAGGCGCAGGCAGGAAGTATATGTATTACTCTAAAACGACCACATACAAATTGTTTTACGAGTGGTTGAAAGGCTTATCTCATGCTTTTGTTAGACAAAAATAAAGACGGGCATCTTACCCGTCTTTTAGTCTTTCTTTAATTCATTATACTTTCTCATTTCAGATAATACATCTTGTGTCTTGATCTTTTCTGCTAGATCACTTTCCTCAATTTCTTCGTGCGTATAGTAGTAATCTACGATTGGCTTGTAATCCAACGCTTCAAGATAATCACCTCTAACGATGTAGAGATATTCGTCTGTTAGGCCTTCTGCGATATCAGATTCTAGCCCTTGGATTAAATCACTGTAATCATAGCTAAAATGATAATTACCTGTATCAATCCAATTCTGAATTTTAATAACAGTATCGAGCGTGAGATTACCTATCTTGCGTTCTCCGTTTCTAATTCGAGTGACGGCAGAACGATTGATTCCAATTTCTTTCTCCAGAAAATGAGCAGGGATGGCCTTGTTCATCAAGACCATCTCTACTTGTGATGTGTTAATTCTCATTAAATCACCTCAAAATCAAATGTTATACGCACGACCTACTGCTTCAAACATTGCTCCATCCGCTTTGTCATCTTTGATGTCTGAAATTAGTTGATCTTCATATCTGAAACCGTGTTCTAAATAGTAATAAGTAACGACTGCAAGAGCTTCTTCATGAGAAATGCTTTCAAGATATTCAGCAATGACTTTCAATCCGTCGCCGTAAAATTCAGATTTACGCTCTTTATTTGCGATACATTTTGCAAGCTCTTCTTCTGGATCGAATTCTTCTGATGTGTAATTTAACATTTCGAGAAGGTTCTTGTAGTCTTCTTCTTGAAGAACTTCGTTAAACATTTTATCGAAAAACTCGTTCATTGTGTCGTTTTCTTCGGCTTCTTTGTACTGTTTATTGTAATTTTGTTCAAGATACATATCTTCATAGTATGAAATATCTGTTGAACCTTTTTCTATCAGTTGGTTAGTAACCGTAGAATAAACATCTTTGTAAGTATCTGCTATTTCGTAGTATTTATTTTCAACTTGAATATTAGCAAGTTTTTCTTCTGCTACTTCGATATAAAGTTTTTTCATTTTTGTTTACCTCGCCGATTTTATCGACCCTTTCTTTATCTTGATTATAGTATATCACATCCGTTGACGTATGTCAACGATTTTATTTAAAATTTTTTATTTATATCAATCATTAACAATATAATGATTAATGCGATAACAAATGCGATTGCGCCTAAAACAAATTTAATTACTAGACCCGCTGAATAGAACAGCAGGACTAGTAAGAATAATGGTATGATGAGTATTGTCCACATATTAATTACCATTCGAAGAATTCTTTCATTTCTGCAGTAAATTCGGACAAGTCTTTATTTAAATCCCGATGACCGTAAAGAAATTCAATATCTTCTTTTAATTCACGATTTTGATTCTCAAGAGCATTGATTTTAAATGCGACTGTTGCGATTGCTACGACTGCTACGATTGTGATGATTACTTTCTTCATCATGATACCTCTTTTCTTTTTGGCGAATCAGAGGATTTATGTTATAATTAAATAGCATTGATCCCTGATTGGTGCGATACGACTAAGATAGATTTCTTGTTTGACGACTGGAATCTATCTTTTTTTATTTTTTTAGAAAAGCTGTTCTATCAACCTTTCTGAGTATATTATAACATGAGCGTTGACGTATGTCAACACTTTTTTATTATTTTTTAAAAAAAAATTTTAAATCAGGGAAATTCGATTAACAAATTTTGATATACATATTATATATGAAGCAAATTGATACATCATCTAAACAATCAATATATAATACGTTTTATAATACACGAGCATGGCAGAGACTGCGAAGACAAGCGATAGCGAGAGATAACAATGAATGCGTATTTTGTAAGCAAGCAGGCAGGCTCACGACTAAGAGACTTGAAGTTGACCATATCAAGCAAGTCAAGGATTATCCTGAGCTAGCTTGGGATCTCGACAACCTGCGCACGCTCTGTCACGATTGTCATGACAAGCGACACGATCGCTATCAATCAACGATTAAATTTGATGATGAGACGTTCGTCTGGTAGGTTTACACGATTTCTAAAACCCGTACGATATACCCCCCCCGTTCGGATAACGTACGTTTTTTTGAAAAATCTGTAAACCGTCGGATGCTTAACTAACCAAAAACATGCGCTATTTTAGACATTTGGGGGTCTAAAATTTTAAAAACACGAACAATAGCTGTAAACCTAGGAGGATTCATACGGGATGGCGACGACAAAAAAACAACAAAAAATGAAGGAATTAGAGGCAGAATTGAGGTCTCTCATTGATGAAAATAACGCTATCGAAGTTGAGAAAGTAGATAGATACTTGAACTTGGTAGGTATTTTTTATGAACTAGATAAATCCATCAAAAAAGAAGGTGTGATGGTACTTACCAAAAATGCAAGTCAGACATTCTTAAAAGAAAATCCAGCAGTAACCAGCAAAACAAAAGTGAACGCTTCTCTAATCAAGCTGGATTCATTCTTTGATAAAAAACGTGAAGAACTTGTGGCCAAACAAGCTAAAAGTAACGACATTGACGAGGACGACTTCGTTTGATACAAAAATACGTAGATGCCTACGTTGAAGATTTTAAGTCTGGTAGAATTGATGTAAACGAGGAGCGCAAAGAACTCTTTGAATATCTTGAACATGAGATAGAACCAAGAGTAAAGAGTGGTGAGATTTACTTTGACGAGAAAAAGATAGAAGATTGTATTGGTTATATCGAGAAGTGGTTCTTTAAACTAGAGCCTTTCCAGAAATTCTTGATACCATTTATCTTCTTGTTCTTTAAAGAGAATGGTTTAATAGTCTTTCGTAAGTTCCTATACATGATGGCTCGTGGTGGAGGGAAGAACGGACTCATTTCTGGTATCTGTAGTTTCCTATTAACGCCCATGCATGGGATAAAGAATTATAATATCTCTATTGTAGCTAACAGCGAAGATCAAGCGAAGACGAGTTTCCATGAAATCTATTCAACCATTGAAGAACATGAGAAGCTTAAGAAGTTGTTTTATCCAACGAAGTCTGAAATCCTAAATAAGCAGACGAAGAGTGTTATTAAATATCGCACATCAAACGGGAACACCAAAGATGGTCTGCGTGATGGTGCGGTTATCTTTGATGAAATCCACCAGTATGAAAGCAACAAAGATGTTCGGGTACACTTATCTGGTTTAGGTAAGGTTGCGAACCCTAGAGAGTTCTATATCGGAACGGATGGTTACGTCCGAGAAGGATTTATTGATAAGATGAAAGAGAAGGCTAAGAATGTTTTGTCTGGTAAGGCTAGATGGAACTCATTGTTTCCTTTTATCTGCAAAATAGATACCATTGAGCAAGTGGACGACAAGACCAAATGGCAACTTGCACAGCCAATGTTTCACGAGCCAATGAGTGCTTATGCTGCTAACTTATTTGAAACGGTTCTGGAGCAGTATGAGGACTTACAAGACGACCCTTCCAACCGTGAAGAGTTTCTTACAAAACGTATGGACTATCCTATTGTGGACACAGAAAGAAGTGTAGCTACGTATGAAGAGTTAGTAGCAACTAAACGATGGTCTGAACCATACGAAGGACAGAAGTGCATAGGCGGTTTTGACTTTGCTTCTACTCGTGACTTTGCAGCGGTCGGTCTGTTGTTTAAGAGTGGTGATGATTACGTGTGGAAGACTCACTCATTTGCCCGTAAAGAGTTTGTAGATGCAACTTACGGATATAGCAAACCTAAAGATACTATTAATGGGAAACGCCAATTCGCCCCTATCAGATTGTGGGAAGAAAAAGGTTGGCTAACCGTGGTTGATACGCCTACTATAGACCCCCGATTAATTGTTAACTGGTTTGTGGAACAGAGAGATCTATACGCATTTGATATAGATACCATCTTAGGGGACTACTTCCGTATGGATTTACTACGTCCTTTGTTCCTTGATGCAGGGTTTGAGCAAGTGATCCGAGAGGCTGATAGGGAAAGAATACCGTCAGGCTATCGATTAGAGGTTATCCGCAACCCTAGAGCAGTAGATAGCTTGCTTGCTCCTAGAGTGGAGAATGGTTTTGCTAGTTATAAGATATTGTTTGGTGAAAATGATATGATGCGCTGGTATACTAATAACGTCCTACGGCATTTAAAATCAGATGGTAACGTTGAATATATCAAGAAAGAAGATGTCAGACGGAAGACAGACGGCTTTAAAGCCTTCCTGTGTGCAATGTATCGTGTTGATGAATTAAATGAACCTAGCTATGCATTTGATGAATTCTACGACGATATCATGGAATGGTACGGTTAGAGGAAATTTTTAAATTTTATTTTAATATAATAGACTTAAAGTAGGAGTAAGGAAGGCTAGACAGCACCACCTGCTAAAACGGTTTACCTCATTTCAATTTCAGGTCTAGGCCCTGCAGTTCGATTCTGCTGACTCCTATTGATAGTCCTTAGCTACCATCGGGGCTATCAGGTTTCGATTCGTAAGAATCTCCTTTATTTTTGGGACACCTTAGGGTGTCTTTTTAATGTAATATAAAGTGTTGCAACAACGGAAATTACAATGTTTTATTGAGATAAAATAGTATTGTGGACATGGAAGGCAAAGAGCGCCTTCCTTTTTTTATTACCACTAGGAAGGAGGAAACTATGGGGATAATCAATTATATTTTTCAACGTGGCAAGCAGAAAGTTTCTTATGACTTTGACGGGTTGTTTGAGAATATCCAACAAAACGCCATGAAGTCTATCGCATTAGAAACTTGTGCAAACTATATCGCACGCACTTTTTCTAAATCATCCTTCCTATTCGATGGTGATGCCAAGAGCAAAGCGGAACATTGGGGGTATCGTTTCAATAACCTTGCCAATCCAAACCAGACTGCTACTGAGTTTTGGTCTAGCTTTGTTAAGACACTTATTCAAAACGGTGAAGCTCTAGCCTATGTCAATAGTAACCATGAAATGTTCGTTGCTGATAGTTACGTGCGCAACCATCAGATGACTGGTGATACGTTCAAAATTACGGTAATCCAAAACATCCCAGTCAATATCGATGCTACCAGAGAAGAAGTGCTCTTCGTAGAGGTCGAGAATGACGATTTAAGGGCGTTTGTCAACGACCTGTGGGAAGATTACGGAACTGTTCTTGGAAAGCTACTACAGAGCCAAAAAACGGCAAATCAGCTACGTTTCCACATGGAGATACCAAGAGATAGCGTAAGAGAACGTGCTAGAGAGTTGGCAAACCGATCAGAAGCAACTGGTGACGATAAGACCAACAAGAAAGATAACTTCGTGACAGCGGTTAAGAAGAAGTTAGAAAACGATTCTGTTGTTCCTATCATCTTACCGAACGGTGCGAAGTATGAAGAGTATCGCTCGCAAACAAGTTCTAAGGTTTCATATATTGAAGATATTGCAAAAATGAAAATGCAATACATCAACGATGTGGCTGATATCCTTGGTATTCCTAACGGGCTTATCCACGGAGACTTAGCCGACAATCAAAAGAATTATGATACATACATCACTACCGTTATTGAGCCTCTGGCTAAGAAGATTGCTTCAGCTATGACGCATATCGTCTTCACTAAAGCAGAGGTAACAAAAGGCAACAACATCCGTTTGGTCGGTTTTAAAAACTACGACCTTTTTTCTTTGTCTTCTAGTATCGATAAATTGCTTAGTTCTGGTTCATTTACAAGAAATGAAATCAGACAGGAGCTTGGATATAAACCAGTTGAAGGCGGTGATAAATTCTTGCTTACGAAAAATTATATGGAGTTAGACTCCATAGGAAAGGATAACCATGAAAAGAATGGAGATTAACGGTGTCATTGTAAACGACAACGATAAATCAGTTTATGAATGGTTTGAGCAGAGCGCTACATGTCCGAAAGATGTCAAGGAGTTCTTGGCAACATTAGACGGTTATGAACCTATTCAAGTTGCTATTAATTCTCAAGGTGGTTCTGTTTTTGCAGGTAGTGAAATCTACACGCTCCTTAAATCTTACCAAGGAGAAGTAGAAGTTGTGGTAACAGGTCTTGCTGCAAGCATCGCAAGTGTCATCATGATGGCTGGAGATAAAATCAAAATGTCACCTACAGCACAAGTCATGATCCACAATGCAAGCATGGTCGCACAAGGAGACTACCGAGACTTATCTCACGCAAGTGAAGTGATTGAAAATACTTCAGTATCTCTTGCTGACCTTTATCAGCGCAAAACTGGAAAACCTATTGAAGAAGTACGGGAGCTAATGGATAAAGAAACATTCTTTACCGCTGAACGTGCTTTGGCAATCGGCCTAGTAGATGAAATCCTATTCATGGAATCAGCACCAGCCGTTGTCGCTTCCTTCGGTGCTATTTTCCCGCAGGATAAAATCATGGAACTAAAAGCAAGTATGGAGCAAAGTGAACAGCTCAATATCCTACTTGTCCGCATTGAGGCTTTAGAGTCTAAACTAGCTGGTTCATGGGCTGTTCAAAACCTGAACTCAAACGGTGATATTGTATCTCAGATTAATACTGTAGGTAGTAACGTCCGCATCCAAGGGGAAGCTATCCGTTTGCTAGAGCAATTTGAAAAACCTTCAACTCCGAAGGCAGAAGAGGAAGCTGTACAACATGATGTACTAGCTGACTATTTATTTTATTAAAGAAAGGACTATCCAATAAATGACAATTAATCTTACTAAACTACCACGCTATCAAGAAGCAGTGGCAAAATTCACAGAAGCTGTTGGAAACAATGTTGATTCTGAACAGCGCAACGAACTATATGCAGCAGCTATGTCAACAATGGGAGAAGAACTCCTTGAAGTTGTGTCAGAAGCAAGCAAAAAAGAAGCAGAAGAACTCTTTAACACATTCCAAAAGAATCCTAAGATGTCTGCTAATGAAATCAAATTCTTCAACGAGATCAACAAGAATGTTGGTACTAAGAATGGAGCGCTTCTTCCAGAAGAAACAGTAAATCAAGTATTTGATGAATTGGTTCAAGAACATCCATTGCTTTCTATCATCAACTTCAAAAACGCTGGAGCACGTTTGAAAGCTCTTACTGTTAAAACAGAAACTGGTACTGCACAATGGGGCAAGATCAGCGATGAAATCAAAGGTCAGCTTGACGCTACTTTTGAAGAAAAAGGCTTCGAGCAAAACAAACTTACTGCATTTGTGGTAATTCCTAAAGATGCATTGAAGTTTGGCGCCACTTGGTTGAAACAATTCGTTATGGAACAAATCAAAGAAGCTATGTCAGTAGCTCTTGAAGATGCTATCGTAAACGGAACTGGTGAATCTAAACCAGTAGGGCTTATCAAAGACCTTTCTAAAGGTACTGTACAAAGCGATAAAGTTGTTTACAGCACTGATAAAGAATCACTTGCGAGCCTTGCAACATTGACTCCTGAAACTGCTGCTAAACTTCTTGCACCAGTTATGAAACACCTTTCTGTATCAGACAAAGGTAACTACTTGAACATCGCAGGTCAAACTTACTTGCTAGTAAACCCTGCTGATTACTATGGATTGGTTGCACAATTCACTTACTTGAACGCTCAAGGTGTTTACACAGCAGTCCTCCCATTCGGTATCCAATTGGTTGAATCTAAAGCTATTGCTTCTGGTAAAGCTATTGCCTTTGTAGCAAACCGCTATGATGCATATATCGGTGGTGGTGTAGCATTGGAAGAATTTGACCAAACATTGGCTATTGACGACTTGCAATTGGTTACTGCTAAGTCTTACTGGTACGGTAAAGCGAAAGACAACCACGTTTCAGCACTCCTTACACTTGCGGGTGGATAAGAAAGGAGTAGCCTATGAAGGTTAGAGTATTAAAGGGTTTCGAAGACTTCGATGCGGGCGTTATTCGTCAGGCAGGAGAAGTCTTTGAAGCTACCAAAGTACGCTTTAAAGCACTACAAAGCGCCCTACCAATGGACTTTGTAGAAGAGGCGGAAGAAGAAATAGAGGAGTAAAAGAAGCATGGCTATTGATACAGCTAATTTCGCAGGAGAAAACCTACAAGCATTCAAAAATCGTATGCGCATTACAAGCGAAGACGAAGATGAACGCTTAAAAAGAATGTTAACCTCTAGTATCGTAGCCACTACTTCACTTGTCGGAGCAACAGAACTTGATGAAATGCTGACAGAGTTAACCTTTGAACGTGCTAGATATGTCTACCATGATGCATTAGATGAATTTCAAAAGAATTATGCAGATGAAATTGAACTACAGACCTTCCTCAATTCATTGAAGGAGGGATGATATGCTGAGAAAAAAATCTATTAAAGATGAAAAGGTAGACAACGGAAAGCTAAACACAATGGTTATTTTCTCATCAGCAAAACCAAAAGGAAGATTGCCTAGCCAAGCGCAAGAACAGAAAGAATTGTTCAAAGCTTGGGCAGAAGTCTATAACCCATCACTAAAAGATATTGAGATTATGAGAGGTAAAGGGATTCAACGTGCGGTAACAATCGTCATAAGGAATCCTTTAGGTTCTTATTTACCAAAGAACAGTCACTTTGTAACCATCAAAGACAAGGCTTACGAAGGTCTTTGGGGGATCGAAGATATCCGCCCTAGTGATCGATACATCACATTGCTATTGAAAGGAGATTTCAATGGAACGGTGGGGAATTAGTGTTGAGGGAGTAGATGAAGTTCTTAGAAATCTAAATAACAAACTTGGTTCTGGAAGAAGAAACCGCATTAGCCGTGAAGCAATCAATTACGCTGCAGAGTTTGCAGAGAATGACTTAAAAGAAGTAACGGGTACATTCCAACGGACAGGCAGAACAACGCAAGAGACGACTCACTCAGAGGCTAGAAAGATAGGTGGTGAAATTTTCCAAGCTAAAGTAGGTTGGGGAGCTGGTTCACGTTGGCGACTAGAACACTTGAACGAGTTCGGATTTACTAAGTATGGTAAAACCTACCCTCCTAATGGAAATATCCGAGGATTTGGGAAACTAAGACAGTATGCAGAAGCACAGCAAGCTCCTTTTGCTGAACGCATGCGGGAGAAATTGGAGGAATTAGCTAGATGAAAAACATGGGAGATGTTATCTGTGACGCATTGGAAAAATTAAACTTAGAAGATGTGTATATCGGTATGTTTCAGCGCCCAGAAAGTCTAGCAGGAAACGCAAGCAGTATTGTTTTGATTCCATTGAATCCTCCTAGTCAGAGCGCATTTGCAAGCGACAAGTTTTTGCAAAGACATTTTACTTATCAGATTAACATAGAAAGTAGTGACTACTACGAGACGAAGAGGCTAGCTAGAGAAGTTGAGAAAGTTTTATTGGAATTAAACTTCTTTCAACAATCTGGTGGCTTAGATGAATACTTTGAGGGAACGAAGCGGTATGTTGATGCAAGAACATACCGTGGTTCAGCTCAACTCTATGATATTGAATATTGAAAGGAATTAATTAAATGACATTAGTTGGTTTTAAACGTGCAACTATCCGTGTGTTTGGCGGTACTCCAGATACTCCTACACTCGGAACAAACATATTTAAGGTTGAAGGTAAGCAAGGAGAAGGTGCTACGCAAACAGCAAACATTACTGGTTTGTCTTCTGATCCAGTAAAAGCCTTTGGTTCAGACTTGGCTTACTACGTAGCCAATAAAGGTGTAGGTGATGTAAAGGTTGATATTACATTACTTGATCTTTTGGAAAAAGCAGTAAACAAAATCCTCGGATACAAAGAAAAGAATGGTTTGGTATACATTGGTGATGATACAGAACCTCCATACTGCTCTTTGCTTTTGGAATCTGAAACTCTCTCTGGTGATAAAGCCTACATTGGTTTCTTCAAAGGTCAGTTTTCTGCTGCAGACATTGACATGAAGACTAAGAAAGGTTCACAAGAAGAACCAGACGGCGATAAATACAAGTTCTCTTCTATCGCTTCTGACGCTGACGAAACTAAAGGTTCTTACGTTGTGAAGTACATCGGTAAAGATGAAGAGAAAATCAAAGAGTTGAAGAAACAACTTGGTATTGAATCTGCTTAATAGCATAAGATGGGGCAACCCATCTTTTTTCTTTTTAGAAAGGAATCACGATGACAAAATTAAAGTTGACCTTACGAGACAAAAACGATGATAAGGTAACGTATGAACAAGACAAAGTACCTGCACGCAAGGTATTGGAATTTTGGGATTTACAAGCAAAACTAGAAAGTGGTGAAGCTTATTCTCCTAAAGATTATCTGATGGACAGAATAGAATTTTGTGCTTCTTTATTCTCAGCTAAGAAAGTTACAGCAAAAGCTATCCTTGATGGATTGAATGCATGGGAACTTGAAGAGACTGTGGATGATATCATCTTAACGGCCATTGGAGTGAGAAAAGAAGAAGACCCAAAGCTACAGGAGTTAGCCCGTCAGATGGTAGAGAAAGGTTCCTCAAACTAGTTAAAAGCCTTGTCGCAAACGGTAGCGGATTTACAATCAATGACATTATGGAAACAGATTTTGAAACCCTCATAGCTGTATTAAATACAGATATTGAGGAAGAGGAGAAAGAAGAAGTCATGTCATTGGAAGACTTTATAAAGAGCACAGGAGGTGGTTAAGATAGCAACACCATTAGGAAATATGGTTGTCCACCTTGGCTTGGACAATTCTGGTTTTGCTCAAAAGCTAACAGAATCAAGTAACAGTCTAAAGTCCTTTCAACGTAGTATCGCAACGTATGACAGGCAACTCCGAACCAGCGATGCACATATCAAGTATGCCAAGAATGGGGCGGAAGCTTTCAGGGCATACGGTGATAAGATAAACACTTTAAAAGGTGCTATCCAACAACAATCGCTTTATCAGAATAAGCTAGCCCAAGACTTTGAGAGAAGTAAAACTGCAACGGGAGAACTAACAGACCAGTCCTACAGATTGGCTAAAAGC